TCACTGTTTGTCATCGTGTCCCAATCGTGTCCCGCCGACCACTCGCAGGCGCGGGCGCAGGGCGCTCGCACGGTGCTCCGCCATGCGCTCACGCACCTCGCTCATGCGGTTCGGCATCAGCTTCCCGTAGGTGCCCATCGTCTCTTCGATGGAGCGGTGACCGGCCATCGCCTGGATCACCTTGATGTCCGCGCCGGCGGCGATCGCGAAAGTGATTCCGGTGTGGCGGAGCACGTGTGGCGAGAACTTCGAGAACCGCCCGATGAGCTTCGACTTCTTCGCAGCCGGAGTCCAAACCCGGTTGTGCCAGTTGCGGTCCCAGAGCGCCTCGGAGGAGCCGTTCGCGCGGAACACGTAGGCCGTCGCCGGGAGCCCTTTCACGAGCTTCTTCAAGTCGGCGACCACATGCTCGGGCATCGGCACGACTCGGCTGTCGCCGTTCTTTGGCGGGCCGGTCTCCCGGCCGCCGCTCTCGGCGCGCGTCCACGTCTGCTCGATGTCGATCTCGAGGTCGTCGAACCGAAGGTGCATCACCTGCAGAGCGAACAGCTCGTTGATGCGCGGTGCGGCGTACGTGAGCAGCTGGACCGCCACGTAGTCGCGCAACTCGCCCGTGATCTCCTGTGCGGCGAGCGCCATCGCGTCGACCTGCTCGTGTGTCAGCGTCTCCTTCACGGGCGTGCGCGGCACCCTGGGCAGTTCGACGTAGCGCACCGGGTTGTCGGCGACCCACTTCTGTGAGATCGCGAAGTTGAAGATGGAGCCGAGCACGGTGCGGACGATGTTCTTGATCGAGCTCGGCCCAAGCGCGCGCGGAGACTTTGCGTAGGTCTCATCGAACTTGACCGGGGCGGCTCCCTCTTGCAGCGCCGATACCCAGAGCTCGACGGCTTCGCGGTCGATACGGCCGATCTTCCAGTCGCCCCACTGCGGCACGATGTAGGCGTTCACGATCTTCGAGTAATTGAACGCGGTGCTCGACTTCACGCGGCGCTTGGAGCGCAGCCAGAGCTTCGCGACATCTCGGACGAGGCGATCGGCGTTCGCCGGCTGCAGGTAGCGTCCGACGCGGATATCTTCCTCGAGGCTGGCCTGCAGTTCCTCGGCGTCTCGCTTCGAGTCGAACAGCTTCGACCGCTGCCGCTTCACCCCGTCGACGGACTCGTACCATGCGAGCTTCCATCGCTTCCCGCGACCGAACTTCGCGGTGCGGAACTGCTCGGGCAGCTTCGAGATCGACTTCAGCTGCGCACCGGTCGGGCTCACCTTCACCACGGTACCGTCAGCGGTCTCCGTGACGTGGTCCTTGACCCAGAGATCGACCACCCATGCTCTTGCCATCTTCGACTCGATTCATGCTCCCCGCGATCGAAGATCGAGGGTTATATCTATTGGTATAGGTACTAGGTATAAGGGGGAGAGCCACTCCCCCCTCCCCCTGTTTAGACCCTCCCGGACAGGGGGTGTCGGAGGGGGTGCCCCCAGGGGCTCGCGAAGGGTCTACCCCTATGCAACGAGGTGCTGCGGCGAGCGCACGTAGGTGCGAAGGCCGAGCCGTTGCAGCACGTGTTTCTTGAACGCGACGATGACCCACTCGGCGACGTCGAGCTCGTCGGCGAGGTACTCGACATCGGTCGAGACGCTCTCGGCGAGCGCGTACCTCTCAGGGTCGATCAGCAGCCATGCGGCGAACGCGTCGGCCTGGTCCTCGTGCTTCGGGTTGTCACACCCGTGCCCGTAGTAGACGTGGCCGAGTTCGTGACCGACCACGGACCACCGCTCATCCGGTGATAGCGAGATCTCGAAGTAGACGATCGCTTTCTCCCTGTCGTAGAACCCGAGGATCCCCGGCGGCAGGTGTGCCGCCTGCAGGGTGACGCCCAGCCTCTTTGCTGCGCGGGTCACTCTCCGCTTCATCCACCGCTCCTCACTCTGCGTGCGGCAGGTCGTCTGCCTTCCTCCGACCGCGCTTCGCAGCCATCTTCATCGGGTCGAACTCGGGAGCGTCATCCGCTGTGCTCCACTCGTTCTCGGCATCCTCGGCGGGTGCTTCTTCCCCGGGATCTGCATTCTGCCGGAAGCGTCCGACAATCAGATCTCCTCGCGGAGAACGCTCATCAGCATCAGGACCCGTCGCAGCAAACCGGGCAGCGACGCCTTCACCACTCTTAGCCATATCGACGAGCTCTGCTGTCGCGGCATCGACGGCGGCCTTGCCCGCCCTCGCACGCCTGTCTTCTGGGAGCGCATCGAGTATTCCACCGAGCATGCCGATCCACATCATGGTCTCGTCCGAAAGCCCCAGCCTCGTCGGGTTAATCCCGAGCACAGCGAAGATCTTCTCGACCGTGCCTCGCTGCGGGGTAGTGACGCCGAGTTCCAGATTAGAAACCGACTGGCGGGTGACGCCAGCGGCATCCGCGAGTTCCTGCTGAGTCATGCCCATCTCAACACGAAGGGTTTTCACCTGACGCGCTGTCTCGACACGCTTGTCGTTGTCCACGCGCGAAGATTTCTTTTTTGACATGTCACGATCCTAACATGCCAAGTGATGCTTAGGTTTATTGGGCATCAATTTGTCATAACGCATGATTTTAGAATTACATTTTTGTCATTTCGCGTTGCCTCGCGACAAATCTTGTGGTTCCATATTTGTCATGGAACAGAAAAACGCTACTGCTGGTGGTGAGGTCCTGCGCGGCCTCCGAACCACCGCGGGGATGACTCTCGCGCAAGTCGCTGAGGGTGCTGAAACGTCGATCAGCTATCTGTCGAAGGTCGAGCGTGGTGAGCACTCGCCCTCTGCCATCTACATCGGCAAGGTCGCTGCGTTCATTGCTGCCGAGATCCTCCGAGAGTCGAAGGCAGCAGCGTGATGATCGGCTTCCTCGACTGGCTGCTGATCGCGATCGGCGGCATCTGCACGGTCCGACTCATAAGGCTGCGGAAGCCCAGCCGATGACCCCCACAAAGAAAATGCCCGGTGCGGGAACACCGGGCCAGAACAACTGATTGGAAGATCAATGTCTAGCAACATCGTACACCAGCGAGACGGCGAACTCACGATCTCATCCGAGATCATCGCCGAACGCACCCAGAACGAGCACCGAGCCGTTCTGCAACTCATCCGCACCCATCAGGCTGACTTCGAGGCCTTCGGCTTGGTCGCATTTGAAATGCGGGCAAGATCGACAGGCCAGCACGGAGGAGGAGACGTCCGCTACGCGGTGCTGAACGAGCACCAGGCAACGCTCCTGATGACTTTCATGAAGAACACCACCATCGTGAAGGCGTTCAAGGTCGAGCTGGTGAAGCAGTTCTACGCGATGCGCCAGGCGCTCGCTGCGACGAGCGCGCCGCGGGAGTTGTCGCGGCTCGAGCTGATCGAACTCGCCAAGGAGTCCGAGTTGGCCCGCATCGAGGCCGAACGGCAGGCGATCGCAGAGGGCGCACGGGCGGACCTGGCACAGAAGCTGCTCAGTGCCGTAGAGCAGCAGGACGGGCTGGTCGTGCGCGAGTGGATCAGCAAGTACTTCCGTCCGCGTCAGGAGCGACGGATCTGGGATCTGTTCTACTCGCAGCGCCTCATCAAGGACGGACGCGGGCAGGGCGGCACCGACAAGCACGGCAAGCCGAAGAGTTCCCGCGATCACCAGCAGGTGCTCACCGATGGCTTCTCGTTCTTCATCCGTACCGAGAAGGAGAAGGACTACGCCGGCGATGGGAAGAAGCGCTACGACACGCGCGTTCGCCCCGGACGCGCAGAGCTCGAGCTCGTGCAGTACTGCGAGCGCCACGGCATTGTCCCGCTGCCCGAGGTGTCGCAAGCTCTCTTCGAGATCCGCGAGAACGGGACCATGCTCGCACTGGACGCGGCAGCATGAGCAGCATGGCGCTCGACGGGGACATGCCCCGCTCTCGCTCGACGGATCCGACGACGAGCGTAGACGCCGGCCGCTCGGTGCAGGTCGTGCACTCCCGCGACTACGTGCTGCAGACGCTCCGGGTGTTCGGCCCGATGGCTGATCACGAGTTGGTCGCGTTCCATGAGGTCGACGCGCAGGGCCGCTACACGTTCGGGATCTTCTCGCCGCAGCGGCTGCGCTCCGCCCGCGCTGAGCTCGTCAGCCTCGGGCATGTCGAGTCGATCGAGAACCTCTTCCGCAAGACGAGCTCGGGTCGTCGCGCCCACGTGTGGCGGGCCGTGCCGCGGGAGGAGTGACGATGCCCACCCCGCTCTCGACCGTAGCCGTGGCGCTTGGGGTCGATGACTTCGCCTCGATGCCACCGATCATGACGCCCGAGATGCTCTCCGACCAGCTGCCCGACGTGGAACCGCGGACCCTGCAGGACTGGCGCTATCGGAAGATCGGGCCGACCTATACCCGCGACGAGCAGACCCGCCGCGTCTACTACCTCAAGTCCGACGTCATCGCATGGCTCACCAAGAGCCGCCGACCCCACTCCACCAATTTCGAAGGGAACACCCCATGAACACCACCGCCAGCATTTCGACCCCGCTCGATGACCTGAAGGATCTCGCCTGGCTCACGAAGGAGCGGCTCGGCTTCGCCACCGACTCCATCTCGGGCCGTGACGTCGTGCTCAACGAAGGCGAAGAGTGGGCGTTCGATGATCTGCAGCAGCAGGCGATCGAGGCCCTCGCGAAGCATGTCCCCGGCATGCGGTACGGGAGCGACGGGCTGCCCCTCTACGAGAACGCCGAGGCGTTCCGTGCGGCCCGCACCTACGACGACGGTACGCCGATCATCGAGCGCATCGAGTTCCCAGACGTGCCCGGCTACGTCTTCACCTACCGCCCTCGTCACGACGGGCCGCGCGGCGAGTTCCTCACCTGGGCTCGACAGCAGGCTGAGAAGCGGCGCGCTGAGCTGCACGCCCATCTCGCGAAGGTCGGTGACTGCGATGAGCAAATCTTCGTGGAGTACACCGGCTGCGACAGCCGGTTCCTCGCGACGGTCATGAGCGGCGACAGCTCCACTTCGGTCAGTCTCAGCGGAGAGCAGGTCGCCGCGCTCGGCGTCGGGATCGTGCGCATTCTCTCCACGCAGACGCTGACCGAAGGTCAGGAGGGAGTCAGCCCGGTCGACATCGCGGAGGTGGTCAGCCTCATGCCGAAGCTCGCGAACGACTTGAGAGCAGAAGCGACCGCATCGTGGTCCGGTCCGGCGGAGTAGAGCCCGACGGCGTCGCATGGGCGGTCGCTCGGGCCTTCGGGTCACGTGACGGCTCGATCGCCCGCACGGTCGAGGACGCTGAGGATCAGCAGCGCGATGAGGAGCTCCGCGCTCGGATCACGCGCAAGGAGATCCGGGACGCGATGCGTCCCTCCTACCGATAGACGAAGAAGCCCGGGTGCGACTGGTACTCGCACCCGGGCCTGTCCCCCACCACAGCTAGAACGAGGAAGAAGAACATGGCCATCATCGCAGAAGCCGAGACGACCGCAACCGCTGTCGAGACATGGTGCAGCGAGGTGCGCCGCCTGCACGAGACGCACGCGCTCCCTATCACCGATCCGAACGACCCTCGCGTAGCCGAGTTCATTCGCGCCTGCAGCAAGGACGAGAGCTCTCCCGAGTACGCGCGCAGCAGCTTCCTCCGCGACGTTGAGGAGAACCCGGAGACGGCTGGACACCGCTACTTCGAGAAATGCATCCAGCTGCCGACGCCCCCGATCGCCGGCCCGTCGTGGGCGACATCCTGGGAGACGAGTGTCTTCTGGCCCGAGATCCACGTCGACTTCGAGTCAGAGGAGATCCGCGTCGGAGAGATCACCGCATGGGCGAACCACATGGTCGCCATTCAGGTGACCTCCAATCGTGAGTCTGAATTGGCCTGGTTTGAGTTCCGACCGGTTTTCCTGTCAACCTGTCGGTGACAGAAGTTCCTCGGCCTCAGCATAGTAGGCCTGCTCGACCTCGATCGGGGTACGCATATCGAGCTCCCCGTGAAGGCGCTCATGGTTCCACCACCACACGTATTCGAGGGTCGCGAGTTCGACCTGCTCAACCGTCCGCCAGGGGCCCTGCTGTCGGATCAGTTCGGTCTTGTAGAGGTTGTTGACCGCCTCAGCCATGGCATTGTCAAAACTGTCGCCGACCGTCCCGGTCGAGGGCACTGCTCCGAGTTCCGCAATGCGATCCGTATAGACCATGGCGGTGTAATTCGACCCGTGATCGGCGTGATGGATCAGGCCATCGAGCCTGCCGCCCGATTGCCACGCAGCCATATCGAGTGCCTGCATCGGCAGAACCTCAGATTTCAGCGTCGCAGCGACATTCCAGCCCACGATTCTGCGCGAGTACACGTCAGTGACGAACGCGACATAGGCGAACCCAGACCAGGTGGCGACGTAGGTCACGTCGCACACCCAGAGCTTGCGCGGCCCGTCAGCGGCGAATCTCCGGTTGACGAGATCGGCAGGCAGTGCCGCCGTTTTGTTAGGGCGTGTGGTGAACACGCGCTTTGATTTCCGTACCCCGCGCACGCCGGCGAGCCGCATCAGACGCTCGGTCTGGTCGCGGCCGATCTTCCACCCCTCACGCTTCAGCAGGGCATGCATCTTCCGGCGCCCGTACACGCCATAGTGCTTCGCGTGGAGCCGCCGGATCTCAGGGAGGAGCAACTCGTCGCGCAGCTGCCTGGCTGAGGCCGACCGGGCTTTCGCGGCCCGGTATCCGCGGGAGGTGAGGAACCCACGAACTGCCGCACGCAGCGTACGACAGAGGAACTCGACCCCGAAACGATCACGGTACTCGTCGATGAATCTGATCATTTCGTTCGTGGCCGGTCGAGTTCCTTCGCGAAAAACACGCTCGCGGCTTTGAGTACCTCGTTGGCCTTACGGAGCTCGCTCACCTCGCGGCGTAACCGCCGGTTCTCCTGGGCCATATCGATCGAGGTGCCAGGCTTCGCGCCGGTATCGATGTCGTAGCGGCGCTGCCACACGCGCAGCGTCTCCGGGCTCACTCCGAGGAGCCCACCGACGTGTCGGCAGGCCGCGGTCAGCGACTCGTGCTCGGGACGGGCTTCGGCGAGCATCCGAAGTGCGCGCTGGCGAAGTTCAGGGTCATATTTGCTTGGCATCGTAGTTCCATCCTTGTATAAAGATCGGAACTCAAACCAGGCCAATTCAGTCCCCGGCTGGCACGGTTCGCCTCCTCAACGAGGACGGCAACGACATCACGTTGATCGTGAACGAGCACCCGGTCGACTTCTACGGAGCGTCGGTCCACATCCTCAAGCAGGCCGCAGCCGCGCTGCTGACCGTGGCGGCAACGGTCGGAGAGGGGTTGAGCAAGTGAGCACCAAAACCCTGGATCGTCCGGTCGAGGTCGACCGCGATCTGAACGTGTTCAAGCCCGACTGGTCCGCCTCGGAGGCAACCAAGCTGTGGGCCGCATCGACCCTCGCGGAGCTGCCGTCCCGCATCATCTTCGTCGACGCCGAAAAGCAGAAGGTGAAGGTGTCGCGCTCGCATGAAGGTCGCATGTTCCGTCTCGCGTTCGCGGTCGTCGCGGATCCCGAGGTGCAACAGGAGTTCAGGGTCTACCTCTACGCCGGCGCATCCAGTAGTGACCTGTCGACGGCGCAGCGCCTCGTCCGCAATGCGAAAGCAGGAGCTTTCAACTCGGATCTGTGGCGGCGGAGGGACAACCTCAAGAACTGGGTGAGCCGCATGTGGTGGGAAGTATCCGACAAGGACCGCCACACCACCGAGCTTCGCCCGTGCGCGCTTCCTGGGTGCGTCACCGAGTACCACGAGTACCGCGGCGGCGAGTTCGACGGCATGCACAGCTCCGTGGGCATCGAGGCAGAGCACTACGAGATCAGTCTGTCCAACTTCGAAGAGCCGTGCGGTTGGCGCCCGTACGTATCCTTCGCCGATGAGATCCCTGAAGGGCCCGCGGGCCTCAAGGTGCTGCGAGACGCAGCGAACGACTTCGACTGGCTGCAGCAGCAAGCCGACAAGCTCAACACTCAGCGCGAAGAGAGGAGCGCAGCATGAGCACCGCGAAGAAGCAGGCCGGTGTCGGTTTCGTACTCGGGCCTCTTCGGCTGAAGGCCGGCCTGACGATCGAGGAAGCCGCGCAGCTCGGAGACTACTCGGTCGAGTACGTGACCGAGCTCGAGAATGGCACGCACCCGGGATCTCTGCAGTCGCTCCACGCCCTCGCAACGATGTACGCTGCGCGGATCGCAGGCAGAGATTCGCTAACCGAAACCGATGCCGCAGCCGGTACCGAGAGGCCTGATCCCACGTTCGAGTCGCGCACGTGCGATGTTCCCGGCTGCGTCGACGGCGAGCACCGCTATTGCGACGGCCAGAAAGACGATCTCTGCTTCGCTCTCGGCATCGGGGACAGCGACTCGAAGCCGCACATCTGGTACGTGGCCGGCTACCGTGATGAGGCATCCGGGCACTGGGCAGCGTTCGCAGACCCGCCCGAGTTCAGTGAACTCGCGGGAGCCACAGGGCTCGCCGCCATCGAACGTTTCGCAACAGCATTCCGCACTGTGCAGCAGCACTGCGACAACCTGAACCAGCTCGAAAGGAGCACCCCGTGAGCCTTCTCCCCATCCTGACCCGCGAGCGCGCAGCGACCATGAGCGCGAAGGAACTCATCATCGCGTGCGCCGCTCAGGTCGACGCCCAGAACCCCTCGCTTCCCGCAACAGACCGGGAGGACAAGTGCATCGCACTGATCGACGCCCTCGCATCCGAGGATCACTTGGAGGAGATCAGACGGTCGTATCTGAAGGATCAGGTCGAAGAGTCGATGGAGCGCATCATCGACAAGACGGCGGCGCATCTCTTCGACCCGGAGACCAACTCGGACGGGGTCCCTGAAGGAATCGTCTCGTACCGGAACGGGATCGGCGAAGGGATGTTCGTGCCACTTCGCCAGGCGCGCCCCGAGGACTTCGAACGACCCTTCCATCTTCACCACCGAGGCCCTTATCTCGCGGTCGCGAAGCTGATGCGGACGCACGGCATGGACAACTACCAGGCCGCCTACGAGGCCGGCATCTTCACGCCCGGGAAGGATGCCTCCTGATGAACCGCAAGGAGCGTCGGAAGGCGAAGGTCAAGTGCTCCCGCTGCGGCGAGCGCGTCAGCGTTATTGCAGCGGTGGGATGGAACGCGACCGTTAAGCAGGGCCGCGTCATCGGCCATCTGTGCCCGTCTTGTCAGACACCGGAGGAGAACGCCGAGGCTGAGATCAACCTGGCGACGACGACCTACGGGGTCGATGCGTTCGGGCGGCATGTCGGGTTCCCGAAGGTGGAGGAGCCTGAGCCGGTGCTGGTGTGCTGCGATCGCTGCGGCACCAGCACCACCTCGGATCTCGCGCCCGAGTGGGTGCTGGGGCTCGATGACGGGCAGATCGTTGCGACGGTGTGCCCGGGCTGCCTCACCGAGTCAGAGCATCTGGCTGTTGAGGTCAACGACGCGATGACGGAACTCGCCCGCGTCACCCCCGAAGAAGGTTTCGTGGTGAAGCCGAAGGCCGGTGAGGAGCCGTGACGACCATCGAGCGGAAGCGGGTGCGCGCTGTCGAGTCCTGCGAGATCACCCGCGAGAAGCGGGCTCGTCTCGAGCGCAGCACCCGACACATCGTTCTGGCATCGCTTCGAGCGGGCATGAGCGTTGAGGAGGTTGCTGATCACACCGGGCTCACCCCGGAGGAAGTAGAGAAACACCGTGACAGAGGAGTATGACGTGGCGCGCAACTACGCGAGCATCAAGACCGACATCTGGGGGTCGGTTGACTGGAAGCAGCTCCCCAGCGGCGCTCAGTGGCTCTACTTCGCACTGCTCACGCACGAGTCGCTGTCTCGTGTTGGTGTCGCCGAGTGGCGGCCTGGGCGGCTCGCTGCTCTCGCCGAGGGCGAGACGGCGGCGAGCATCAGGAGGTGGGCGGCGAAGCTCGAGGAGCGCCGGTTCGTGTTCGTGGACAACGCCACTGAAGAGATCCTGATCCGTTCGTTCATGAAGCATGACGGGCTGCTGCAGAACCCGAATCTGTGGCCTGCGATCGGTGCCGCGTTCGCAGGGGTCTACTCCCCCACGCTGCAGCGCCGCATCGCGCACGAGGTGCAGAAGCTGCGGGAGAACAACCCGGCCGGCTTCCCGAAGAGCAAGGATCCCCAGAGCCTCGTGAACCCGTGGTCGCATCCCGCGCTGCAGACGATGCTCGACACCGCTCCGCTCGTGGAAGACCACGGGGCCGCCGAGCAGCCGGCGGCGAGCGAACCGGATGCTCCGTCTTCCGCTCCCGGAGTTAGCGCCGCGGAAGTGCAGCGCCTGTTCGATGAGGCGTACGCGGCGTGGCCGAAGAAGACCGAGAAGAAGAAGTCGCTCGCGAAGTTCAAGCTGCTCGCGAAGAAGATGGACGCGGCATCCCTCGTCGCCGAAATCAAGCGGTTCGGTGCTGCTTACGCCGCGACGACCGAGCGGCAGTTCGTGCCGGCGCTGGTGGTCTGGCTGAACGGCGAACGGTGGACCGATGAGCTCCCCGGATCGCTGCCTGCCGCGCCACAGAGGAATGCCCGCGACGAGGTGCCGAAGTGGATGCGTGACGACCCCGACACTGAGGGAGGCGGGCACCGTGAACCTCGATGAAGCACTCGCCGGCATACGACCGGTCGGCATGACGGGAGAGCGCTGCTGGGAGATCGCGCTCGCGAGCAGCAGGCCAGACGAATCGAGGCCGCGACGCAGTCTTACGGCCGAACACGGGTCCGCCGTGGAAGCTCTCGCTGCGAAGGGCCTCACCGGCCGCGAGATCGCGCGCGAGCTCGGCATCACTCCCCAGAACGTGGCCTCGGTTCGGGCCACGCTCGCCAGATGGAAACGCGAACAGGAGAAGGCGGCGAACGCCGCCGAGGAAGGAACGAACTGATGTCACCAGAGATCCCGAGCCCGGCGCAGGTGGCTGCACAGCTGCGCACCGCGGCGGAGCGTGCGCAGGAGGCAGACCGGGTGAAGCGCGTGCGGCAGCGGCGGCGAGCGCGCCGCGGCGCGCGCATCGCGACGCACATCGATGAGACGACACTGGCGGCGCTCGCGAAGCTCGCACGACCCGAAGGAGGCACGCGGTGAGCAGCACAGCATCCGACCTGATCAGGGCAGTCCGTGAGCCCGGACCAGCAGACCCGCCGGAGCGTGCCGGGCACTACTCAGCGCTCGCAACGCTGCTCGCCTACGAGCTCGAGCGAGTGATCGGCCGTGAAGCTGCCCGCGCGCGCGACTCAGCTCACCCAGAGTACGTACCGGAGGCGGTGACGGATGCCGCGTTCGCGTCGCAGGCTGAATGGTGGAAGCCCGGCGATGAGCCGGTGCAGGGTGTCCTGGTCCCTCAGCTCATCGAGCAGGTGACCGAAGCGGCATACAAGGCGACGACGGCCGAGCATGACTGTTCGGGCCTGGCGTCGATCGCTGAGATCGAGAGCCTGCGGCGAGCGCTGGCCCTGCAGCAGGATCGCGCCGACTTCTGGGAGCGTCGTGCGAAGCCGGCCGCGGATGCCGAGTCGCTCGTCGCCGAGTGGAGAGCGCTCGATCGTGAGTGCACCGGAGACGGTCGACCCTGGCCTGTCGGTGACCGCATGGCCGACGCGCTCAGTGCGCAGATCGGAGAGTAGGCGATGGCAGGGACGAAGGCCGAGCAGCACCTGCTCGCTGCGGTGATCGGGAACCCGAAGATGCACTCGCTGACCGAGGGGCTCGTGAGTCGAGCCGACTTCACCGACGACCGTCTGGGGATTATCTTCGAGCAGGTGCTGCTCATGATCAGCCGGAGTGAGGCGGTCGACCCGATCGGAGTCGCTGACCGGTTCCCCGAGTGGGACGTGCGTGGGCTGAGCTTCGCGGACCTGATGGAGTGGAACGGTGCCGACGTGTACTCGGGCGCGGCCGGTGACTACGCGCGCGCCGTGCGGTCGGCCGCGCTACGTCGAGTCGCTCGGGAAGTTGCCGAGTACCTCTCGGAGGAGTCGCAGGATGGCGGCATCGACGCGTCCGATGTACTGACGACAGCGAAGAACCGTCTCGACAGCGCGATCGACGGCGCGACGTCGGGCAAGATCAAGGTGAAGACGCTGCGCGAAGTTCTCGACGGGAACGACACCTACGATTGGGTGATCCCCGACCTACTCGAGCGACAAGACCGGCTCATCCTCACAGGCGGCGAAGGAGCGGGGAAGACGACCCTCGCGCGGCAGCTCTGCATCATGTCGGCCGCGGGCCTGCACCCGTTCCGCCGAGAAGTCGAGATCAAGAACGGACGGGAGGTCCGCACGCCGTCGCTGATGCAGCCGGCGCGTGTGCTCGTCATCGACGCGGAGAACACGGAGCGGCAGTGGCGGCGCATGGTTCGCTACATCTCACGTCGAGCCCGCGAGCTTGGCCCTGTCGATCCAGCCGAAGAGGTCATGATCGCGACCGGGCACCGCATCAACGTGACCCGCGGCTCGCACCTGTCCGAGATCCACCGCCTGATCGACCAGCACCGCCCTGATCTGCTCTACATCGGGCCCCTCTACAAGATCACACACGGCGCGATCACGAACGAAGACGACGCCGCGCCCGTCCTCGAGGCGCTCGACTCACTGCGCGAACGCGGCGTCGCGCTGCTGATGGAAGCGCACGCAGCGAAAGGATCTGGTGAGGGCACTCGGAACCTTCGGCCACGCGGTAGCGGCGCGCTCATGGGCTGGCCCGAGTTCGGCTTCGGACTCGACCGCAACCCCGGCGACCCCGTCGCCGAGCTCGTCGCATGGCGCGGGCAGCGTGACCCGAACCGGATGTGGCCGAAGATGCTGCGGCAGGGCGACGATTGGCCTTGGGAGATGGACTGAGCCGCAGCGCGTCAGCGACGAATCGCTGAGAATGTCGGCGGCTCCCCCTACTCTCCCTCGCATGGGAGGAATGCCGTGGACCCCGATGATGACGCTGACGCGCGTCAGCGATGATGAGGCGTGGATGTACGACGGGGCGATCCGGGTCGCGATCATCCGCCGGGTGCGAATCGGGCGCCCGTCCGCGCTGCTCTGGCGCTCGGTGACCGGCGACGAAAACCCCGACCAGCGCGCCCTTGTCGGGTACTTCCCGAGCGTGCAAATGGCGGCTGCGGTGACGTGGCGGTCCTGGGACCAGCGACACAAACCCGTCGAGAAGCGCAGCCTGTCGTGATCGGATCGACCCCCGCCGCGTAACATCATGTTGCACAATTGTGCCACATGATGTTACACTAGAGACGTCGGGGAGATACCCCGACAGAGAGGGAGGGAAACATGGAGATCATCGGGTTCTTCACCGCACTGGTCAACCTCATCACCGCCCTCATCCTCTGGCAGACCGCGAAGCGCAACCGGCGCAACCGCGACTGACAGAGAAGGGCCCCGAGTAGCCGTTAGATACTCGGGGCCCTACCCCTCCATCCTACGTCCACCAGGAGCCCCTCATGCAGACCCTCACCCTCACCCTCATCATCTCCATCGCCGCCGCGGTGATTGCTGTGGCCGCGCTCATCTACGCGATCCGAGGCCGACGATGACCAACCACGCCCGCGCCCTCACAGCCGCCGCCGACCGCCTCGAGCAGGCCCACGCCGCCCGCGACGCCGCGATCCTCGACGCCCACGCCGCCAAGATCCCCCAGACAGCGATCGCCGCGGCCGTGCGCCTCTCCCGCATGCAGGTGAGCCGCATCATCGCGGCGGCGAGCGCTGCCGCGGATCAGGAGTCGCGCTCGGAGTAGCCCATCGCCCTCGTGGGGCGCGAGGGGGTGTCCGCGGGCGGCGCGGCGGCGTAGCCTGTGCGCATGTGCAACAGCTACGGACTTGGCGGCTACCTCCACGACGGGGAGGAACCGCGCAATCCGCTCCGCCCACTGGACCAGCGCGAGTCCGAGCGCGCGATCGCGGAGTGGGCACAGGGCCGCGACGGCAGGGCCGCGATCACCGGATCGAAGGCCCGCAACCTGAACCCCATCATCCGCGCGGCCGAGGACGGTGATCGTGAGCTCGTGTTCGGGTGGTGGTGGCTCTGGCTTGACGGCAGCGGGCCGGTGAAGTTCTCCGCGTTCAACTCTCGCGACGACCGGCTGTTGCGCTCGTGGAAGAAGCCGTTCCAGCGCCGCGCGCTGCTGCCGGCGAGCTGGTACGTCGAGAAGAAAGGGCGCTTCGCGCTGCCAGACGGCGAGCAGTTCGGGATCGCCGCGGTCACCTCCACCGTCACCACCGACGACGGTGAACTCACCACGTACTCTATGGTCACCCGCGACGCCCCCACCGGCAGCGAAGCGGCCGAGTACTGGCCGCGGATGCCGCTCGTTCTCCCACGCGACGAGCACGACGACTGGCTTGATCCCGAGCAGCCCGGCGACGCCGAACTCGTCGAGCGCGTTCAGCTCGAGAGCGAGGAGATCTCACACGCGCTCACTGCCAGTGCTACTGAGGCGCCAGTACTCCACTGAAGAGAGACGGAATGAGCAACACTGGCTCCAAGAACCCCAACCGTGACCTATGCTTCGGATGGTCGTTCGATAAGCAGGAACTGCTCGCGATACGCCGAGTCAGGGAAATGCGGTTGATCCCGCTCTCCCCAGGAAAGCTTCGCCATCTGCCCCAATCGGCCGTCGTCCCATGACGGCACAAGCACCTCCACGCTTTCTCCGGCAGCCAGGCCAGTCACGTGAGCATCGGGGTAAAAACGCCACTCTCCCTCACACCCCTGTGAAGCGTCACTCAGCCCCAGATTTGCGGCGTCACGGTCACCAGTGTTTCTAAGCGAGAATCTCGTGCCGCTTGAGTCAAGAGCTTCCATCACGAACCACGCATGCGGCCCGGCAATGGAGTCACCCTCGAGTTCGCTTTCTTGGCGCCTTGCTTCCATGGCGCGCATCCCGTTCTCGCGCCGTTCTTGCACCCTCTGCTCTTGTTCAAGTCGAAGATTCTCAGCTTGAACTTCTCTCTCCCGTCGTTGCTCCTGGACTTCCCGCTGCAGTTCGTGGGTCTGCTTACTTAGTTTGAACCCCAACCACGCCACTGCAGCAGCTACCGCAGAGGCGACGACGGTCGCGAAGGCTGATAATAATGCCGCTATTGCGGTAAACCACGCCAGAAAATCTTGGAAGAATGTGGCGACAATTGCCGCATCCGCGACACTGGCTATCGAGCCCTGAGGGAACATGAGGAAACCATATCGACCTTTCGCGCGCAGGTAACTCCCGCGCTCGAACCAAGCAAACACCCCACTAGAACATAAGAGCAGCGGGGCGCAGAGCGTTAGACCAGATGCCATGAGAGATCAACGCCACATAGCCCTCGGAAGGTACGGTTTGGCGTTAATCACACAGGGTGTCCTGGCGAGTGGATTGCAGCTACTACTCCGATGAATCCTGACTCTCGAAGCGCACCTCGTGCACTTCAACGTCATCCGGCGATGACAATTCTAGATTGAACTGAAAGTCCATCTGAGCTGCCTGACTTTGGATCGCACGTCGCGAAAGGTCGTACAGATCCTCCGCAACATGAACTCTCACCCAATCCCGGAATCTTTCCTCAGGCCAGTCGTCTAGGTCCCACCCCATCTTTTCGGACAGAAGGACAGCCTGGCTAAGCGTCTGGGCGAACCCTTCCTTCTCCACTACCCGCAGATAAGAACTGACGATGATGTTTCCCGAATCGGTGTAAGCAATCACGTCGAGATGCCATTCAAGACCGAACCGAACTTCTTCTGACTCCTCCACGTCCGAATGGAACACTTCGATCCTCCGGAGTTCGACGTGACGTCCGGAAGTGTCACTCACCCCAGACCACCGATCATCTCAGCCGGCCTATGATCGGGGCCCGGCTCCCATTCCACCCAATTATTCGAGGCATGCGAGGAAGTCATGGTCTTGAATTTCCGGTCCGCGGATTCCGAAAGCGAAGTCACCCTGTAATCCACGAAGGCATCAATGGAGTTGGCAAACTTGCGTAACTGCGAGAGAGTCAGGTCTCGATCTCCATCCAGCCATTGGCAGACCAGGTATTCCGACTCACCCATCTTCTCTGCAACAGAAGAAATCGAGACTCCAGCAACCTTAAGAGCGTTCGCAAGCCCTTCGATCAGGTGACGCTGGGAACGGTGGTTTTTGGCGGCGAGTTCGATGGAAGAGCGGTCAACCGACGACTCCCCCAGCAGATCGAGAATTAAGTTGTCCATCTAGGGCCTCCTCTTCTCCAACGTGAACTGAACTGACCATGCGTTGGCGCGTTGGGTAGCGCGCTCAATCTGAATCTGCTGCTCGGCAACACCACTCTCCCCATTTGCTTTTGTTGCCAGATGAAGAGCTAACAGACAATCTTCGTCGTCTGTTGGCTCAGCATAGTACATGCGTACCAGACGACTACTCTTAGAGGGAGGGTCGAACAAGGGCCTCATCTCGAGGATGTCACTGCCAACAACTCGCACCGGAAATCGGGGGGTATCTCCTACTCGGAGACGCCCAGCTTTGGCAGCCTGGCAGAAGTCACTGATCGCGCCGATCGCGTCCACGTAGTCGGCCTCCGGAAGGTCTGTGTCCAAGTCACGCCGGATCAGAGCTCGCAACTCATCATGATACTCAAGAATCGCCGGATCATGCCAATGGTTCGAAGCACGAAGGCCCGTGGATATCTCTCTCATGGAGCGGATTCCGACTGGCCTGACGGAAACAAATGCCACCCTGACCCACCTGACCCGCTCGAAACAGTACACCTATTAACTACCACAAGCTGCTTCCATACCAAAACGAACAGCGCATCTAATCGCTACTCAAACAGATAGGCGCCCCCGCTGCTCCGTGAGGAGCAGCGGGGGCGCAGTTCGTTGATGGGTCAGTCGGCGGCGTAGCGGGGCACGTAGTGCGGGCGGGCGTCGGATCCGAGCATGATGCGTTCAACGGCCGGCCAGCGATCGCCGAGCCACTGCGCGAGCCTCTGGTAGGCGAGGATCACGAGCGCGATCACGAGCGCCTGCAGCAGCGCGAGTGCCGGCACCGACACGATGCCGGCCTCCGCGATCACGCCGTCGACCCACGCGAGCGCGGCGGCGAGCGCGGGGATCTGTGCGACGAGGCGGGCGACGAGCACGGCGATCAGGGCGGCCATGATCGTGCGCCGGTCCTGGTTCTTGCGATCGGTCTTGGTCTGGGTGGTCATGGGGTTACTCCTTCATGAAGGGGGGCAGGGTGTCTTGGGTCCAGGTGCCGGTCTTGAGCATCTCGACGCGGTGGGCGTGCAGGCTCTCCTTGAGTTTGCGGTTCTCAGTGAGCGCCGCGGCGTGCGCGTCGACTTGCTGGCGGCGCTGCTCGGTGGACTGTTGGATGCGGTTGGCGAGGATGCGGCCGAGCCACACGAGGAGGGCGCCCGCGAGGGTGTACCAGAGCTTGTCGGGGCTGTCGATGATTCCCACCGGCTACCCCCTCGGCTTGAACGGGTACCGCCAGATCATCCCGAGACGGAGCGCGAGCACGCAGGAGGCGATGAGGATCACACCGGCCTGGGTGAGTCGCGACCCGGTGGACTGGAAGTGGAGCACGATCACGATGTACGCGTACGCGGCGAGACCGGCGACCATCGCGACGATCGCCCACCGCTCGAGCTCCCACCATTCCCGCCAGCCCGCGAGCATGCCGAGCGCACCACCGACGAGGAACATCAGGCCAACGACGGTCATGCCGCCGGCCCCGAACACGCCCTCGAGCGATTGCGGCGGCCACGCGAGCGTCACCACCCCCGTCGCGACGAACAGGGCGTAAGCGCAGGCGTACACCGTGGACGCGTAGCGAGGTTCGGGGACGAGGCGCAGCCAGCGCGCCCGCACCCACCCCGCCACGGCGCGGGCAGGCTGTGCGCCGTGCTCGCGCGCCCACACGATCGCGACCGCGCTCGCCGCGAGCACGAGCAGCGCGAACCCAGCTGCGGCGAGCGCGGTCGCGATCGTGTTCACCAGCCGGCCTTCTTGAGCGCCGCGCGCTCGTCGGGGGTGCAGTGCTTCAGCTTCATGCGCTTCCAGAACGGCAGGGTGCACGACATCGGCTGTCCGTACTGGGTGGCGAGCGCGTTGGCGGCCATGCCCTGCATGTCGCTGGTATCCATCTCGGTCCACGAGCCCTCGACGCCTTCGGTGAAGGTGGCGTAGGCAGGCGACCCGTCCTGGCGGGCGTTCTTCTCGAGCACGATGAACATGGTGTTGCGTCCTTTCCGGAGGCGGCGAGCGCGGTGGAACGCTGCGAGTTTCTGCGACGCGGCGAGCGCCGGCGTCTTGGAGGTGTGGAAGGCGCCCACGGTGAGCGCCTTCGGGCGGAGCGCGCCGAGCACACCCCGCGGGATGAGATCCGCGATCTGCACCGCGCCCGGGTTCTGGGTGAGGCAGCGCAGCATTCCGTTCGCGAGCACCTCGAGCAGGGTCGCGATGTGCGAGAGCGGGTACCAGGCCGACCCGAGCTCCCAGATCACGACGTCGCCCGGGCGGAGCGCTTGACCGGCAGGGATCTTCTCGAACCACTGCCCGAGGCCCGAGCGCTCGAAGTTGTGCCACACGTTGCAGGCGAACCCGCTGTGGGGTTGGATGCCGCCGGCGTTCGTGTAGGTCGGCCACGACGGAACGCCGAGGAAGTTCGTCGCGTAGTGCGACCACTGGTCCCAGCACTGCGCACCGAACACCTTGTCGACGTCGATCCACTGGTAGCGGACGCGCTGCACGTAGGCGGCGAGATCTGCTTCGGTGAGCACGATGATGCTCCTTCCTGAACGAGGTGGGCCCCGCTACTGGGCGGGGCTCTCCTCGGGGTCTTCGCTGGGCGGGTCGGGCGGGGTCTCGGCGGCGAGGATGTCGTCGACGGCGGTGGCGATCATCGCGTCGGTGATCGCCGAGCTCCGCCCGTCAGCGTCGCTGGCGGCGCAGCACCATCCGGGGGTCGTGGCGAGCTGCCACATGTGCTGCTGCGTCCATTCCGCGGGCGTGGGTATGCCGCGGCCCGCCGCGCACGCCGTCGCGCGGGAGCGCAGTTCGACATCCTCGGCGAGGCGGGCCTGTTGCAGAAAGTTCGTCATTGGGGCTCCGTTCTAGGTGGTGGGCACGATCTCCCACAGCAGCAGGAGGTTCTGCTCAGTGGATGACGCGACCTGGGTGAATCGGACCCGCACCGTGGTGGTGCTCAGGCCGGGTGTTTGGCTGACCTGCGAGACGTGGCCGTAGCCGGTGCCGACTGCGAGTGCTGTCATGCGGATCATCGTGCCGGGAGGGGCAACCGCGGGCACCGCCACCCCGAGCGTTGTAGCCCAGATCTGCGAGGTGCCGGCCTGAGTGAGTGCTCCGCTGGGGACGACGATCGTGCCGGACCGGCGGGGGCCAGACCCGCGGCCGACGATGGTGACGCGGCGGGATTGGATCAGGCAGAGCACGCGGTCGCCGACCGCGTGCTCGCGGAGCACCGACGCCGGCGTGCCGGCGAGCGGGTCGAGGTCGCCGTCGAGGCGGACACGGAGCGGGTCGACCTCGGCGACGACGCCCCATTCGGTGCGTGGGGTCGCGCGCAGCTGCGCGGCGAGGTCGACAATGCGGTCCATGAGGGGCTGCAGCAGTCGGTCGAGCGCGTTCGGAGTCACAGCTCTCTCCATTCCGCACGGCACTGCGCGTCGTAGCGGAGGTCGAAGCGCATGCGCTGGATCGTGGCACGGGCGGTATGCCCGCGCCCCCGGAACTCGATGACATCGTTCGGGTTGAGCGGCACGATCGCGTGCGTCACGGCGAGCTTCGCGACCGGTGACATCGCGTCGGTGAGGCGGCGCTGCGCGAGCGCGTTGAGTACGTCCTGCGTGCCCTCCACGCCGGTCTCGGTGCGGGTGATCCACCGGCCCCGCGCCTGGAAGGAGAACCGCGAGTCGGGATCCTCGTTCACGGCGACGGCCGAGAGCGCGGGCTCTTCGTCGTCACCCTGCCCGACCACCACGAACCGGTTCGGGACCGACGCGAGATCCTGCTCGCGCTCCCAGCCCGGCTGATGAATCGCGTACTCGCCCGCGGCGAACTCCCACGCGAGCGGCCGCTCGGCAGGCAGCACGTACGGCTCGACCCGGTACTGGCCGCCGCCGTCGCACCACAGCGACCAGTAGCCGGCCGCGCCCAGCAGATCGTTGATGATCGTGAGCTTCGACGTGCCCGCATCCCACACCATCGGGGACTGTCTGAATAATGGTGTGTGAGGGTCCGGCCTGATCCGAAAGGAGATGGCCGTGGCTGACACGACCACTGTCGTTGTTGACGACGAGATGATTGATCCCGTGACCGGGGAGATCATCGATCAGAAAGAACTCGCAGAACGCTTGCTCGCGCAGGCGAAGGAGCAGGGCGTGAGCCTGACGGGGCCGGGCGGCCTGCTCAGCCAGCTCACGAAGAACGTCCTCGAGACCGCGCTGAATGCCGAGTTGACCGAGCACCTCGGCCACGAGCACGGCGGGACCCCAATCGGCGAGAACATGCGTAACGGGACGCGGGTCAAGACGGTGCTGACAGAGATCGGCCCCGTCGAGATCGAAGTCCCGCGAGATCGAGACGGGTCGTTCGAGCCGGTGATCGTCCCCAAGCGGAAACGCCGACTGGACGGCATCGATCAGATCGTTCTGTCCCTTTCCGCTCGGGGGTTGACGACCGGTGAGATCGCTGCGCATTTCGACGAGGTCTATGGGGCGAAGGTCTCCAAGGACACGATCAGCCGGATCACCGAGAAGGTCGCCGGGGAACTCGCCGAATGGTCGAGCAGGCCGTTGGATGCGCTCTACCCGGTGATCTTCGTCGACGCGATCGTGGTGAAGGTCCGTGACGGGCAGGTGAGGAACACCCCGTTCTATGTCGTGATGGGCGTCACCGTGAACGGGGAACGCGACATCCTCGGCATCTGGGCCGGTGACGGTCAGGAGGGTGCGAGGTTCTGGCTGCAGGTGTTCACCGAGCTGAAGAACCGGGGTGTCGAGGACGTGCTCATCGCGGTCTGCGACGGGCTGAAGGGTCTCCCGGAGGCGATCAACACCACTTGGGAGCAAACGGTCGTCCAGCAGTGCATCGTCCATCTGATCCGCAACAGCTTCCGCTACGCCGGGCGGCAACACCGCGACGCGATCGTCCGTTCCCTCAAACCCGTCTACACGGCCCCGTCGGAGCAGGCGGCGAAGGATCGGTTCGAGGAGTTCGCCGCCGAGTGGGGCGGACGGTATCCGGCGATCGTGCAGCTCTGGAAGAACAGCTGGGCGGAGTTCGTGCCGTTCCTCGAGTATGACGTCGAGATCCGGCGGGTGATCTGCACGACCAACGCGATCGAGTCAATCAACGCTCGCTATCGGCGCGCCGTGAGAGCTCGGGGGCACTTTCCCAACGAGGCCGCCGCGCTGAAATGTCTCTACCTCGTGACGCGGTCGCTTGACCCGACTGGCGGCGGAAGGGCACGCTGGGTGATGAGGTGGAAGCCCGCGCTGAACGCGTTCGCGATCACCTTCGCCGGACGGTTCGAGAAAACCACTCACGAATGAAAACCGCCGGATCCCACACACCGTTTATCGGACAGACCCCACCATCGCGGCGGCGAGCGCGGTGTCGGAGTCGGTGGTGGCGATGCGGGTTTCGCCAGTGGACTCGATGAGGGCGACGACGGTGGGGATGATCGGGGTACCGGCGGGGAGGCTGTAGCGGGTTTCGACGGTGTCTTCGTCGATGATGGACATCTTGGAGAGGAGGTCGACGGTGTGGGTGGTTCGGTCGTCTCGGGTGATGGTGCGGGGGGAGGTGAACAGCATCGTGGCGATCGGCCAGGGGTCGATGCCGCGCAGGCCGGGGTCGTAGGTGATCTGGATGCGGTGTCGCATCCAGTCGATGTCCTGCCCGCGTTCGTCGATGGTGAGTTGTGCGGAGCCGCCGAGGCGGGTGGTTGCGGCGACTTCGCAGGATCCGCTGGCGATGCCGTCGAGGGCGCGCAGGGGTTGGTCGGTGTTGTCGAGGAGGAGGTACCGCCAGCGGGGGCGGCGAGGTCCGGCCCAGATCGGGTCCATGCTCACCACCCCCTCACTGTCGGCCGGTTTCTTCGAGTTGGAATTGCCACTGCCAGATCGCGCCTTCCGGGGTGCCGGTGTCGCGCGGGAGCGAGACTGATCCGATCACGCCGTAGATGCGGCGGCCGTCGGGATCCCGGTACAGGTGCACTGGTTCCTCGGTCTGGGCGAGGTCGACCATCTGAATGATCGTGGCGTTTACGTCGTCGTCCTCGAGGAGTGTTCCCGAGGCGTCGACGGTGTGGGTGAGTTGCTCGCCGGCGTAGGGCACCCCGTAGGGGCGTCCCTCGTACCGTTGCACGGAGCGGGCGCGGGCGGCGTCCACCTTGATCGACGGATCGTATGGGAGTCGGGCGGCGGTGGCGAAGCCGGTGCCGCCCGAGAGCCACAGCGCGGGAGAGTCCGCGCGGGCTACGTAGTCGGTCGTCGCCGAGGCGCCCGTCTCCGCGTAGGCGATCGCCCGGTAGGTCGTCAGCCCCGCGGTGAGTGACTCCCAGTCGTCGAAGAGGAGGTTCGGGTCGGCCTGCTCGAGGATCGTCTCCCAGGTCACGCCGCCGTCGATCGAGCGCAGCACGTCGACCGCGATCGTCTCCCGCAGGTCCTCCCCTGGGTCGCCCTCACCGACGACCAGCTGCACGCAGCCGAGCTCCTCGCGCCATTCGGCGAGCACGCGCGGCGGTGCCGGCGGGACGAACTCAGCGGCGAAGTCGACCGTCACCGGGGCGGACCAGATCGGGCCGACTGCGGTGCGCACGGTCACCCGGTAGGTGTGCTGGTCCTCGAGGCGGTACCGCATCGTCACAGACGAGGTCGCCCCGTCACCGGAGCGGCGCTCGAGTTCCGCGCCCTCCTCATCGAGCAGGATCGCTTCCCACGCCGACTGGGGGCGGCCCTCGGACTGGAAGTGCAGCCAGGAGACCACGCAGTAGGCGGAGTCGAGGGGATCCTCGGGTGAGGTGATCGTGACGACCGGCGGTGCGGCGACGTCGGCGGTCGCGACCGCAGACCACGCACCCCAGTCGGGGTGGGCGCCCTTGGTGCGCACCTGCCACTCGATGAGGCCGAGGCCGTCGCCGCCCATCCCGAACTCGTCGAGCATCTCGGCCGCGGTCGGCCACGTCTTCGACTGCGCCGAGCTCGCGAACTCGGCCGAGCTCCATGCGCCGCCGGGGCGGCGCATCTGGACCTGGGCGCGGGTCTGCTCGGACGCGTCGGCCGGATTGTGCCGCCACCCGAGCACGCCCTGCGCCTCCGAAGAGACGAGCGCACCATTCGGGGTGAGGTTGCCGGGAGCGTTCGGGGGTGCGGTGAGCTGCACCGTGGGAGATGCCGCCGACCATGTCGAGACGAGAGCGCCGCGCTTCGCGCGCACCTTGTAGGTGTGCGGCAGGGCAGCGTTCGGGTTCTCGTGCACCCACGGCAGCGCGACGCCCGACGCCACGACGGTGTCGCCGTCCGCGACATCGTAGGAGGCCGCGTAGGGCGGCTTCGACGTCGCGTCGACGCGGATGCCGCCCGTGGTGCGCGTCGCCGAGATCCCAGTCGGAACCGCCGGCGTCGTGTACACGGTGACCACGCCCGACCAAGCCGAGGAGCCGCCTGTGTTCGAGCGGATCACGCGGTAGTCGTAGCGGCGGTTCGCCTTCGTCGCCCGGTCCACGTAGGATGCGGGATCGCCCGATAGGGAGGCGATCTGGGTCCACGCGCCCGAGTTCTCGCGGCGCTGCACGATCGCTCGCGTCGCCGCCGTTCCCGGCCGCGACCAGGAGAGCGTGTGCTGGGTGTCGCTGTTGCGCGCCACCGACAGCACCGGGGCCCCGGGCGGGGCCGGCGGCACTACCGGGGGCGGGATCCGCGGCAGCGTGAGGTTCGTGACCGTGACCGGCACGTTGATGTACGCGTTGATCGCGTCGTAGACGTAGCCGGTGACCGTCACCGACGCGTCACCATTCGCGTTGTGCACGATGGTGCGCGAGTAGTCCATGACGACGTGCGTGCCCGCCGCGTACTGGGCGTACCCGTTGAACACCGTCGCACCGCCGCCGGCGATCGTGTAGCCCAGCTGCATCGCCGACGACGCCACCCACTGCGACACCACGAGGTAGTAGACGCAGCGCACCGTGGTCGTGTTCGCGGCCGCGTTCTGCGACCACGTGATCGACACCATCAGCTGGTTGTTGCGGGCGTCCGCCGGCCCCCAGTAGTCCACCATGAGGATCTCCAATCAGGACAGGGCGGGCTACACGCCCAGTCGGTCGTTCAGCGAGCGAGACGACACCGCAGATGCGGCATCCTCGATCCGGCCGTCGATCGTGCCCATCAGCACGCCGTCAGAGTCGTACAGATGGAACACCGCTCGGCCGTCACCGCCGCCTGCGCCGCGTTCGGCGAGACGACCGATGTCGGCCCACTGGGAGCCGCTCAGGATCGGCTCGGGAGTGCGGGAGCGGTTCTCCACGAGAGAGAACCCGGTCGGGAGCCACCCGCCCGAGTCGTACAGCGTCGCGGTGTGGCCGTCTGCCCCGATCTTCGGGGTGAAGACCTCGACCGCGCGGCGGGCGGCGTCCTTCGCGAGGCCCGCCGCAGCGTCCACCCACATGCCGCCCTCGGGGAACGCGCCCTTGATCTTGTCGGTGACGAAATCGATCAGACCCTCGAGCGGGTTCCACGCCTCCCCCAGCATCGGCACGTTGCCCGAGAGGTAGGGGGCGGGGTTCACGTGGGAGCCGTAGAAGCCGCCACCGCGACCCGGGCTGTGCACCATGTAATGCAGGTGGGGGCCGGTCGACATGCCGGTCGAGCCGACGTAGCCGATGACCTGCCCCTGCCGCACCGGGTTCCCGGCGCGCGACGCGAACCGGCTCAGGTGCGAGTAGCGAGTGCCGAGCCCGTTGGTGTGCTGGATGTACACCTCGTTGCCGCCCATCGGGACGACACCAGCGAGCCCTACGACACCGTTCGCGGCCGCCATGACCGGCGTACCCGACGCGGCCGCCATGTCGAGGCCGTTGTGCCCGCCATGGTACGGCTGCGACACCCGCCACGACCCTGCCGGCAGCGGGGTGACGAGGCCACCACGGGCGAGCCCCTGCAGCAGCGACGCGAAGCCCACCCCGCGGCGGCCCGCGGCGTTCGCCGCGAGGAACGCGGCCTTGTCAGCGCCCGTGCGGAGCGCTTCCGACACCATGATGCCCTCGCCGCGGCGGGCCGCGATGAGCTGGTCATCACCATTGCTCATGCGCGAGTAGCCGGGCAGGATGCCGCCCTGCGCGAACCCTCTCGGGAGGTTCACCCTCGGGAGGTTCACACCCGGGATCAGGTTGATCGTGTCGATCAGTCCGTTGATGACGGTGTCGACAACGAAGCGCACCGGCTTCTTCGCGAGCTCCTGGATCCCGGCCCACGCAGCACCGATCGCATCACGGGCCGCCTCGAACGCCTGCTTCGGGTCGGACTTCACGACGCGCACCATCGTGTCGATGATGCTCTTCACCTTGTTCCAGACCGTCTGGATGACCTTCGCAACCGAGTCCCACGCCGGCTTGATGTACTGCTCGTACATGATGCGGAAACCGAGACCGAGGAGGGCGATCTTCTCCTGGATCCACCCGATCACGGGCTGGATGATGTTCGTCCAGATCCAGTTGAAGATCGCCGCGATCGCGTCGAACACGGGCTGCACGTACGTGGCCCACAGGATCTGGAAGCCGAGCCCCATCAGCTGGATCTTGTTCTTGATCCAGTCCACGACGGGGCTGATCACGTTCGTCCAGATCCACTGGAACGCCTTCCCGACCGCGTCGATGGCGGGCTTGATGAAGCGCTCCCACATGATCTTTGCGGCGAGCCCGAGGATCTGCCACTTCTCCTGGATCCAACCCACGACCGGGGAGATCACCGCGTTCCAGATCCACTCGAAGATCCGGCCAATGGCCTCGAACACGGGCTTCAGGATGAAGTCCCAGATGCCCTGGAAGATGCCGCCGAGCACCGCGAAGGCGAACTGCGCGAGCTGGAACTGGGGAAGCAGGATGTTCTCGAACACCCACTTCGCCACGGCCGCGATCGCGTCGAACACGGGCTTCAGGATCGAGTTCCACACGAACGAGAACACCTGGCCGATGCCCTCGAACACGGGCTTCAGCACGTTCTCCCAGACCGACTGGAAGAAGCTCGAGATGTTCGCCCACGCCTCGCCGAGGAAGCGAGTGAACTCGGCCCACACCTTCTTGCCGGTCTCGGTCTGCGTGAAGAAGTAGACGAGGCCGGCGGCGAGCGCGAGCACGGCGGTCACGATGATGCCGATGGGGTTGGCGCGCAGGGCTGCGTTGAACAGCTTCGTAGCGATCGCCCCGGCCTTGCTCGCGCCTTCGTAGGTGCAGGTCGCACCGGCCATGCCGTAGGCGTAGGCGACGTATGCGGCCTGGACTGCCTTGAACGCTGCGGTGGTTCCCTTCCATGCCGCCGTGGCGATCTGCGCGGTCTTCACGGCTGTGATAACCGTGCCGATCCCGACTGCTACGGGCACCAGCCAGTCTTTGTTGGCGTTCACCCACGAGAAGAGGCCAGAGAAGAAGTCGCGGACGGACTGGATCGCGCCCGGGAGTCGTGCTCCCAGCCAGTCGACTACGGGCTCGACGTGGACGGCCGCTTGGTCGAGCCACCCGGTGATCTCCTTGAAGAGTGGACCGATCAGGGGGAACACGTCCTCGAGGATCTTCGCACCGAGGCGGCCGAGGGCGGCCATCATGTTGTCGAAGGCGCCCGTCGTGGTGTTGCCCATCTCGTCGGCGACGGTGCCGGCCGCGGAAGCGGCGGCGCGTTCGAACACTTCGAAGCTGATCTTGCCTTCCGAGGCCATCTTGAATACTTCGCCGGCGGTCACACCCATCTGGTCGGCGAGCGCCTGGTAGATCGGGATGCCACGATCGGCGAGCTGTGAGATGACGTCGTTCTGCACACCGTTCGCCTGCGACGCCGCTCGAGCAAAGATGGAGCCCATCTCGTCGAACGATATCCCGGCGGCCGAGGCGTTGTTGGCGACGGTCTTCAGCACGCCTTCGAGCTGCTCGCCCGGCTTGATGTTCGCTGCCATGAGCTGCCCGGCAGCTGTTGCAGCGTCGCCGAGTCCGAAGGCGGTTCCCTTCACGCTCGCGAGCGCGTTGTCCATCGCCTGCGCAACGACCCCGCTGTCGTAGCCAAGCCCTCGCATCTTCGCCTGCGCAGTCTCGATCGCCTTCAGACGTCCGAAGCCCTTCACCAGAGCCGTGCCGAGCACGCCGGCGATGCCAGCACCAGTGGCCTGCAGCGTCCGCTTCATCGCGGTCGAGAGCTTGTTCGCGATCTGCGTTCCAGCACCAGACGCGTCGACACCGCCGAGCTCCTTGACGATGTCCTTCTTAATGCCGGGAGCCTTCACCGTCAGAGCGAGATAGGCATTCGCGATCTCAACACCAGTAGCGGCCATCGTTCCCCCCTTGCGTGGGTAGACTCAGCGCATGGCTGATGAAGGTGTCGTGCGCGCAGACGGGCACAACGGGCAGGTCGAGTTCGACGGTCGAACCGTCGTCGTGTCTCGGGAAGGGGCGCGCGGCCGGATGACGCACGGATCTCAAGAGAGGTCGGTCTCACTCGCGAACATCCAGCGGGTCGACTTCGAAGAGCCGAGTATCCGCTACAAGGGCTACATCCGTTTCGCGGTACCAGGTGAGATCGAGAATGATGTCGTGAACGATGCCTACTGTGTGCTCTTCACGAGGAAGCAGACGGCAGATTTCATTGGCCTTCGCGACGCTGTGAAGTCGACGCTCGCCGCCCGGACCGAGGCGGAGAGGGACGAACTCAGGGCTCGCGCCAGTGCAGCAGCGCGGGAGAGCCGCGATGCGCAGCGCGACGTCGAGCGCGCGAGTGCCGAAGCTAGCTATGCAGGCCATGTCGCCCGGGGCGATGTGTACATCTACGCACGGCCCGACTCGAGCACCGCCTTCAAGACCGTCGCAGGCGCGGTGGCGTCGTTCGAGTCGGGTGCTGATCGGTCGCGGCCGACGCTGACCCGCATCGGTGCGGGCGCGATCATCGCGGGGCCGGCGGGCGCGATCGTGGGTGGCCTGTTCAAGAAGGACACCTCGAAGTGCTACGTGACGGTCGTCTTCGCTGACGGCGACACCGCGATCGTCGAGGGGCCTGTGAAGGATGAGAAGAAGTTGCGGCAGTTCGCCGCGGATGTGAATCGGATCGCGGCGCTCTAGTCCTTCGCCGCGTCGAGGGCGCGAAGCAGCCGTGCGTGATCGGCATCGGTGATCTTCGCGCCCTCGACAGGCTCGACGTAGGCGCGCGCGGTGTAGCGGTGGGGTCGGACGACGAGCCGGTACTTCTTCCCCGCCGCGGCCGCGATGCGCGCGGCGCGGCGGTTCACCTCCGCCTGCACGGGGGCTGAGCGCATGAGCTTGTTCAGCCCAGTCAGCTTCAGCTTCACCGTCAGATTGCTCATCGTCGTCTCCGTCGTTTGAATCGGCGAGCACCGGCCTTGATGCGCTCGAGGCGCTGCTGCCGTTCGTACTCGCCTTCGGGGTAGGCGCGGGGCTTGACCTGCTTCGGTTTGGAGGATTGCGACGCCCAGACGGCGTGCTCGACCCATCGCAGCATGTCTTCCTCGCCCGTGATCGCGGACTCCCCGCCGAGCCACGCCCCGAGCGCGCCGCCGCGGGGCATGTGCACGACGTAGTGGGCGACTTCGAGCGGGTCTTCGCGGCCCGTCCACATATCCGAGAGGCGGACCGAGTAGAAGCGACGCAGGTCGACCGCTACCCGGTCCTCACATGCTCGAAGGAGATGGACGAGCGTTAGGAGTTTTTTGAGCCGGCCTTCTCGTAGATGTCACCGACCCACTCGGCGAGCGTGTCGAAGTCGGAGTAGCCGTCCTCGTCTTCGAGCGCCTTCAGTGCTCGGTCGAGGCCGTCAGCGCCGAGGAGGTTGCGCAGTACGGTCTCGAAGTCGTTCTGCCGCAGCGCGAACATCGTCGGGATGTGCTTCGGGGCGCGCGCGTCGATCTCGAACTCCTCGCCGGAGAGGGAGACGCGGATCGTGTCCTGCTTGCCGCGCTGGTAGTCGGCCGGCTTCGCCGGGGACTGCTCGCGGGTCGACGGAGCAGGCGCGACCTTCTCGACCGCGGCGCGGTTCGTGCGCAGTCTCTCGAGTTCGGCTTCGAGCTCTTCGCGGGACTTCTCAGTGGTTTCAGTCATGGGTGACTCCATTTCGTGTGATGGTGTGGTGTGACTCGGGGGGTGAGGGGGCGGGCGCGGAGTCACCACGCGCCCGCCCGGTCTGGTTAGGCCGCGGCCTCGATGTAGGCGGGCTCGTTCGTCAGCCAGTAGCTGTCGCCCGTCTCGGTCATCGTGAACTCGTAGACGGGATCGTCCTCGACGTTCGTGACGTAGGTGCCACGCTCCGAGAGCGAGGCGTTCTCGATGCACTTCAGGCGGGTGTATCCGGCGTTGTCGACGAGCTTGATGATCACGGTCTTCTCGATCGTGGGGATCGACTTCGGCATGTCGACGCGCGCGATCTGCGCGCCCGTCTCACCGACGAGGGTGGGCTTGCCGTGTCCGTAGTACAGGCCTGTGTTCTCGGGGCTGTCCTCGAGCGACGCGAACTTGTGCGTCTTCTTCGTGGAGGTGTTGCGCATCTTCACGATGGTGCCGCCCTGCCATGCCTTCGTCTCCTTGGACTCGACCTCGACGCCCTCTTCGACGCCGCCGTCCGAGATCCAGCCGACCTCGACGAACTCGGCGGGGATCTCGAGCGAGTCGACGGGGAGCGTGGTGCCCTTCGGGGCGGTGAACACACCGGACTCTTCGGCGTTCCACTCCCGCATGTTGTCCTGGTTCTTAGCCATCCTTCTTGGCCTCCTTCCCCGCGGTCGCGGGCTTCGGTGACTCGGACTTGGTGCCGGTGGAAGCCGGCTTGCTCGCCGACGCGGTGGCCGGCTTCTTGGTGGGGTTGGGTGCGGGGCGCGCCTTGGCTCGGGCGATGAGGTCGCGGGCCACTCCCGGCTCGACGTCGACCAAGTCGCCGCCGTTGTAGTCCTTCCCCGCGGGGTCGGTCCACTTGTTCGCGATCACAACCTTCGTCACGATCGCCTCCTCTCAAACTGGTCGACCCCCTGAGATCAGGGGGTCGGGAACTTGCCGCGGATTGCGGCTCGGATGGTGAACTGGTAGCGGTCGGCCCCCGAGATGGGGTCGGGGAGGTAGACCGAGCTGGCGATCACGGTCTTGCGACCGACGGGGCGGCCCGCAAGGGTGCGGGCGAGCATCACCAGGCGCTCGGTCTCGGACGCGAACGCGGCCGCCGCGGCGCGGGACTCCGCCCAGCAGCGGAACGTCATCTGAGCGTCGTCGGACGCGAGCCCGGACGCGCCGCCGGTGCGCTCCACCTCGATGAAGCGTTCGGGACGCTCCCGCGGCACGTTCGTGCTCACGTGGGTGTCCTGCACGCTCTTGAGGTAGGCGACCCACGCGTCCTCGGCGGGGTCGAACTGGTATCTATCCATCGGCCCTCCGTAGCCTGATGACGTCGCACTTCGGCCCCCGGGTGGGGTGTACCCAGTCGGCGGGCTCGCCCTCGACCGCGTACCGCTTCCCCCGCACCACGCACTCGTCGTGCGGGGCGAATGGGGAACCCGGCGGCAGATAGATCGTCGGCTCCGTCACGACCGCGTCACGGCCCGGCTCGGACGACTCAGAGCGGCCTCCCGGATCGAAGGCGTAGATCCCGAGCTGCTGCCCGGGCCCGAAGCCCTCGATCTCGTTGCCCTGCGAGTCCTCCCCGCCGCCTTGGTAGGGGTAGCGGGTGATGTACTCGCTGATCTTGCGTTTCACCAGGGCCACGGGAACAACCCCTTGGGTGCGGCAGGCATCAGGTCGATCTCGAACGCTCCGCCGCGCTCGACGGGCGGCTGCAGCTTCGCGAGCTCGTCGGCGGCGAGGTAGAGCTTGCCCGGGTTCTCGCCGCCGGCGGTCACCGTCACGGCCTCAGAGAGCGGGCCGGTGCCGATGTTCTCGGACCGGGACCGCTCGCGGCGGGGGTTCAGGAAGACGCGGGTGACCATCTCCACGACGACGTCGATCGCGTCCTGCAGAAGACCCTCTCCTTCGGGGTCGTCGTCGACTTCGGCATCGATGCGGGCCTGAATGTCGGGCACCTGGCGGCGGATCTCGCGCTCGGCCTTGTCGATCCAGGTCTGGATCTTCCCGGTTGTCGGCGGCGGGTCGTCAGCGAGCCATGCGTCGGTGACGTCGGTCGGGGTTGCCCAGACGCTCATGCGGACTCCCTTCGGTGGGTGCGGGGCCGGGATGATGCCCGGCCCCGCACGCGATCACTCGGTGACGGGCTCGCCCTCACCCTCGGTTCCGTCGCCCTCGGACTCGTCCTCGGGGTCGGCTGTCGCAGGCGGGGCGGCAGCGGTGATCGCAGCGAGAACCTCATCCTTCGTCCTCGCCGTGCCGAGGGCGACGCCGCGCTTCTCGGCGTAGTCCCTGAGCTCGGCGGCCTTCCAGTCGAGCGACGGGACTGCCGAGTCGTCGCCGGCGGTCTTCTCCTCGGTCTTCGGCTTCGCCTCGACCGGGGCCTTCTCCTCGGTCTTCGGCTTCGCCTCGGACTTGGGCTTGCTCGCCGGCTTGGCGGTCGTGTCGGCGGGAGCCCAGCCGGCGCGGCGGAGCCGCTCGGCCTTCTCCTCGGAGACCTTCACGACCGCGCCGTTCGCGGTGTTGCGCAGACGGATCATCACGGCGTGACCTCCGTCTCGATGACGGCGAACTGGTCCACGAAGACGTACCAAGCGAAGATGACCTCCGCGCGGAACAGCACCTCGTTGTGGCCGGCGAGGTCGCGGCCGGTGTTGTCCGGGTCGCCGAACTCGAGCATGCGGAAGGGGAAGGTGCGCTGCACGCCCCACCGGATGCCCTGCCGGAAGTTTCCGACGATGCCGCGCACGCCGTTGTCGGCGCTGTCGCCGTCCTTCGGCTTGCCCGACACGGTGCTCGAGATCGACGCGTCCAGCCCCTCGAACGAGGAGATGTCGACGCCGAAGCCGAGCTCGGGGTACTTCTTGCGGCCGTCCGCGTAGCGGGCCGTCGAGAGGGTCCACGCGTGTGCGGGGTCCATGGCGATGCCGGTGGGCCGGTAGCCATCGGCGATCACGAGACCGGCGGCGGTCTCGACGTCGATGTCGGCGTTCGCGCCGACCTCGACGCGGTTCGTGGTCGAGTTCAGGTAGTTGGTCCACGAGGTGATCGCGTTGCCGGTGCGCGGGTTGATCCGGTAGTAGGCACCGAGATCGAGCGCGCGGGCTAGCGCGAGACCGCACTTCTCCTCGAACTTGTCGAGGATGCCGAGCTGGTAGTCCTCATCCGCACCCTTGAACTCGTCCGAGGTGCGGAAGTTGACGACCGTCTTGTGCGGCACCGCGACGACCGAGCTGGGCTTCGCGTCGTCGGCGCTCTTCGCGCCCGATTCCTCCACGAACTCCGCGGTCAGGTCGTCATCGAACGTGACGATGTTGACGTTGCCGAATCGCATGGGCTCCTGGCCCGAGAGGGCCTGGATCGTGGATCCGGTCTTGCTCTTCTCGACGATCCCGTCCACGATCTGCGTGGGCAGGGTGACGTCGCTGGTGGTCAGGGTTGCCATGTTGGCCTCCTAGTCGTTGTCCCCGAGCAGAGACTGAAGCCAACCGCGCTTCGCCTCTCGGGCGGGGTTCGTTTTCGAGTTGGCGCCCGCCGTCGCCTCGCGTCGAACGACGACGCGCTGCTTCTCGGCGGGATCGCCCTTGAACTTGATGAGCTCGTCCGCGGACGCTTCGAGCTCTTCGCGGGTGGAGCCGCGGAGCAGCTTCGCGGGAACGTGGATCCCCTTCTCGGGGTCCGACTTCGCCTCGGCGACCTCGGCGCGCAGCTTCTCGGCCTTCAGTTCGGCGAGTTCGCGATCGCGTTCCGCTTCTCGCTCCTGCCGCTTCTGCTCGTCGGTCTTCTGCGCCTCCTTGAGCTGCGTGAGCTCGTCGGCGGCGGCCTTGTTGTCCTTCGCGCGCTGCTCCCAGGTACGGGAGTGGCCGATGGCCTCCTCGTACTTGGCCTTGTAGTCGACCGGCTCAGCGTCGCCGTTCGGCTCGGCCGCAGATCCCTCGCCGGCCCCGTTCGGTTCCGTCGTGGTCTGAGTGTTGGTGGTCACGGTCTTGCTCATGATGTGTCTCCCGTTTCGGGTGGCCCGTCGCCGTGCGGCATCGGGGCGGATGGATAGGGTGGGCCTCGCCGTGCGGCGAGGGGGTCTAGTGCGTGCCGTGCTGCTTGCGCCACTCGGCGAGGATGTCTCTCAGGTCGGTCAGCTGCCGCCCGTGTTCGTCGGTGAGGGACTGCTGGTAGCGCTCCTCGTAAGTGGCGCGGGAGGCGCGGATCGCGTCCGCGGTGGGCCCACGCAGGATCGGCACCGCGAGGCAGTGGCATTCGTCGTGGTACTGCTCGCTGATTGCGCGCGTACCGCGGGCGTGGATCCCGCCGCCGACCCCGCCGGAAAGGCGGCTGCCGAAGGCGTCGAGTCCAGTTCGGGTGGAGCCGCGGCCGACAACCTGCCCCGCCGCGGCGTCGCTGCGATACGCCATATACGGCGGCCGGGAGGCGAGCAGCCCGCAGAACGCGCAGCAGTTCGCTCGCGGCATGCGTTGGAAGTAGACGCGACGGCCATCCGGATGCCGCGTGACGCCGTCCTGCATCGTGAGGCGGGAGGAGTCGAAGATCATCCGCGCCGCTGCCCCGGTGAGCCGGGAGAGCACCGACGATTCGAGCGTCTCATCGACCATGGGAGTGACCGCCCACCGCGCGAGGGCGTCGACCCGGGAAGGCTGCAGCAGCTGCGCGGGCCCTACGGTCGGGGGTCGCTGGCCGGCGAGCGTGTAGAGCTCCTCGAGCAGCACCGCCGCGGCGTCGGAGGCGGCCCCCATGAACGGATCCATGAGATCCGGGATCGCCTCCTTCAGCACCTCCCGCGCCGCGGCCGGGTCGAGGCCGCGGATCGCGGCGACGACCGCGGCCAGGTCCGAGACAGCGAGGCGGCGCAGCGCGGTGAGGTCCGTGCGGTGCTGCTCAACGATCGCGACCGACATGCGCCATCACCTCGCTACTCAGCCTCGGGCGCCCGGATCGTGATCGGCGCACCGGGGATGAACTCGACGTCGCCCTCGATGCCCGCCAGTTGCGCGGCACGACTCTCCACGACGCCGGCGCGCCGGTACGCACCGAGCGCGTCGGCCTGGGCCTTCGCGATCTGCGCCTGCTTCAGCGCCTCATCGCTCGCGGACTGGTCGTCGGCGGCCGGTGCGGCTCCCGCGGTGGCGAGCCGCTGGGTGAGCAGCGTGGTGCCCTTGCGGCGCTGCTCGCTCTTGAAGCGGGTGATCTGTTCGGCGGTGAGGCCCCCGTATTCGAGCCCGACTTCGGTTTCTGCGAAACCCGGCACGTTCGAGGCGAACTTCGAGAACGCGTCCGCGCGGGCGGACGGGGACACGAGCACCGGGTCGGTGAACTGGGCGCGCAGTGTGCGCATCTCGTCGGTGTCGGTGTCGAGTCCGTCGCGCAGCCGCACGGCGGCGTTCATCGCGCGCATCGCACCGTACCCCCAGAGCGTGTTGACGTTCTTCGTGCCGGTGATGAGCGATTCCTTGGCGGCGAAGATCGCCTCCGCGCTGGACGGGTTCGCCGAGTCGGCAAAGCGCACGTCGAGATCCATCTCGTCGGCGAACTGCGATGCGAACATGCGCAGCTGCTCGGTGTGCGGCTGCGGCGATGCTCCCGTGAAGCGCTGGATCTGCGGGAACTTCTCGTCCGCATCGACGTCGACGTCGATCGCCTTGATGCGGCCCATGAGCGCCGTCCAGCGGTCGTTGCCGATGAATGCCTTCACGTCGGACCCGAACAGCCAGTATTCGGGCGCGGCGTAGAGCTCAGCGGACACCTCGGAGCGGACGATGGTGCGCAGCGCGGCGTCAGCGAAGTACATCGCGGGTCGCGTGATGCGTGAGTGCCCGAGTGGGCGGCGCAGTTCGTAGTCATGCACGAGCGGGTAGGCCGGCACCTCGCCGAGCGAGTGCGGGATCTCGGTGACGTACCAGCGACCGCCGAGCTTTTCGAGCTCGTAGACCATGAACGGCGTGTAGAGCACCATCACGGTCGGCTGCTTGTCCTTCGTCTCCACGATGGAGAGGAAGCCCTTCAGTGCGCGACGGCGCTTGTCCCAGATCGCGGCCGACTCCTCCGCGGCGCGGGCGAGCACGAGCACGTCGGGCTCGCCCGCTTCGAGGTCGCCGTGGGAGACGGTGAGGAAGCTGCAACCGTGCATCGCCGAAGAGATGCAGGCGGCCGGGAACTCTGTGGCGAACTGGTTCGTCCAGAGGATCTCCTCGAGCCCGAGCGGGTCGTCCTCGCCGGAAGCCGTGACGAATCGTTCGAACGCGGATCGATTCGTGAGCGCCTTCGTGCCCTTCCCGATCCAGCCGAGCGCCGCACCGACCTTGTAACGCATCTGCGGCGGCAGCGAGATACCGAAGTCCTTCAGGGCCTTCTCGCCGTCGTAGTACACCGAGCGCTTCACGTTCATCGGGCGGCGCTTCTCCCACACGTCGATGAGGTCGAAGAGCAGGTCCGTGTCTGCGCCGAGGTCGATGGGTGGTTTCGTGTTGCTCACAGGATCCCCCCTCCTCTCCCGCTCCCGGGCATGCGCCCGGTGAGCTTCGATATGCGTGCGCCCCAGAGGGCGAAACTGATGGCCTCTGTCGGAGTCTCGTCGCCGTCAGGCGTGAGCGCTCCCCACGTCCAGCCGCCGTCCTTGCTGCGAGGCATCTTCGTAGCGACCGCGATCGACGCGTCGAGGCGCTCCTGCCCTTCTTCGGGGTGCAGGATTGTCTTCGCCTTCAGCTCGTTGTCGAGCGTCTGGCAGGCGGCCATCACCTGGGGCGTGTTCAGCACCGTGATCCACTTCTCCAAAACTTTGCGGCGGCGGAGCAGCTGCTTGAAGGTCGGGGCGTGCGCGCTGCCCGAGATGAAGATGCCGCGCGAGCGCCGCCACCTGGGCACCCCGTTCTCATCCTTCGCCGCGAACCAGTCCGCGAGCTTCACCATGCCGTCATCGATGGCGCCCTCGTCAGCGTCGAGCTGCTCGAGGAACATGCGCGCCCCGTCCGTCTTTGCGGCACCGAGGGCCATGCGCATCCCGTCCGCGGAGAACGAGATCCCGTAGGCGGGGGCGGTGTCGGGGGCGGCGAAAGTTTCACCTTCGGCCCATCGGGCTTCGGGGATGGCTCGGGCGGTGTCGCGGTCGTCGTCCCAGATGCCGAGGCCCTCACGGCGGTATGAGTCGTCGTCGGCGAGGTTCTTGCGCACGCGGAGGATCGACTGTCGGGGCACGCGGTGCGGGTGGGACGGGTTGGCCTTCTCTACCTGGCCCCAGTCGTCCAGGTCGGCGTCGGGGTCCGCACCGACTTCGAGGTAGAGCATCTCGCACTCGACGGGGTCGCCGGCGGCGTTGCGGCGCTTGATCTCGAGGGCCTCGTTGCGGCGGGTACGGAACGCTTCGCCCGGGTCGACCGGGCGGGGCGGGGTGCCCATGCCGATGATGAGCGGGTTCGGGGCGGCGTTGGTGGCGGGGATCATGTCCTCGAGCGCCTTGTTCGTGAGGATCTGGAACTCGTCCATCACGACGACGTCGACGCCGGCGAAGCCTCGACCGAAGCCGTTCTCGCGCGCGCCGAAGAGGATGCGGGAGCCGTTGGCGAAAATGATCTGCTGCTGGCCGTTCGCGCGTCGGATCCGCCGAATGTAGGGCTTCACCTTCTTGCGGCGCGCGAACGACTGCAGCGACTCGAACGTCTCATCCGAGGTGCGCGAATGGTGCGCGGTCCAGATCACGGTGAGGCGGGGGAAGATGATGCACAGCGCGAAGATGATCGCGCCGATCGTGTACGTCTTGCCCACCTGGCGGCAGATCGAGATGATGATGCCGCCGATGCCTGCCGCGTACAGCCCGTCCTTGCGCTTGGCGAGGATCCCGCGGCCGAGGCCGTCCTGCCAGCGGTCGAAGGTGACGCCCATCTTGGTGCAGGTGTCGCGCACCGCCGGCCACCCGGTCGAGACGATGCCGGTAGGCATCACGAGATGCTTCGCGACTTCGGAGAGCTTCCGGCCCTCAGATGGCGTCTTCGTCCCAGTCTTCGTCTGGCGTCTTGGCGGCACCTTCAGCCTCCTCGAGCTCCTGCGCCTCGAGCGCGGCGATCTCGCGGCCGATCTCGCGCAGCTGCCTCGACAGCGGCGCGGCGTCGCGCGGGGCCGCGGTCTTCAGCAGCGCAGCGAGGTGCCGACGCAGCGCGAGGTTCTGTTCGAGCTCGGTGCCCTCCTCGAACGCGGTCTCGAGGTCGAGCACGCGCGGCCTCGGCGGCCCGGTCTCCTCGGGTACCTCGTCCGGCTCCACCGCGCGCAGCACCGGCGGCGCAGCCGTGGCGGCAGCCTTCCCGGAGCGGCATTCGGCCGAGCAGTAGCGGCGGCGCTTGTCGCCCTCGAACCGCTTCCCGCATGTCTTGCACGTGCGCTTCGCCATGACGATCACCTCCCGGACATGCCCGGGCAGATACCATCCCCGTCTCGCCCTACTCCCGCAAGGGATCGCGGCCGATCCAGTGTCCAAATACCGGAACCGTGATACGAACCGCCGAGATACCTACTCCCGCAAAGGATCCGAGGGGATCCCGCGTCCGGTTCGTGTGGAAAAAAATCGTGGGGAGAGAGAGGCCCTACGCCGCGGGTGGGCCGTGGGCGCGTGGGAGGGGGGTGGGCGCCCCGGGTGCTCCCACGGCGCGGCAGGTCAGTAGCTGCCGAGCGGGCGCGGCTTCGGCAGCGGAGCGAGCGTCTCACCGTGAAGCTTCGCGCGCGCCTCGGCGATGGTACGCTTGCCCTTCCAATTGTTGCAGTCGCGATGCATCAGACGGCAGTTCTTGCGGTCGTACGGTGAGCCACCACGGGACCGCGGGAGGTCTTCGTCGACCTCACCGCGCATCGGGTGCGGGATGCATCCCTTGCAGTCGAGGCGTGAGCACTTCGGCCCGTGTTCGCCTGACGTGTAGGTGAGCGTCTTATCGACCGGCTTATCGCAGAGCGCGCAGTGCGTTTCCTCAGCCTTCACCCGCTTCGTCAGTTCACGCCTGCGGTGCCCGTTCGCGTTGTGCGCTGGTGTTGCCATGCTGCGTCCTCTCGCGCGGCCCGCGATAGATCTTGATGCGGGGCTCTCGTCCTGCGAAGCATGGCCGCCAGTGGTCTGGATCATCCTGTGCGGCGACGTCGATGATGAGGAAGTCGAGCGTGACCCCTCGCAGCCAGATACCCTTACCGCTGCCGAGCAGCACGCGTGCACCGTTGGGGAAGCGGTAGTGCTCGTTGCCGTTCGTGTGGATGCGCTTAAGGCCGTCCTGCGGGCAGAGCTTGACGAGCTCTGCGGCGACTTCCTGGGCCTTCCGCTGACGTCGTGCGATGACCGCCACCGTGCCGCCTTCGGCGAGCATCGTGGCGGCGTCGATCAACTGATGCGTCATTCCCGCTCCTCGATCTGATCCCATGCGGTGAACATCCACACGTACTCGTAGCCGAGTCGACCGCTCGGCCCGAAGAGCTTCATGAACTCGCTAACGCTGTCGTAGGCAACGGAGCTGTACCCGTTCTCGTGGGCCACTGCGAGGGCCTCTCTTGCGGCCTCAGCGAAGGTATCCTCGTCGGTTTCGGGCTTATGGATGCGGTCATCGAGCGAGGTCGTGATGACACGGACGATGGGCGGCTCGCCCTTGCGGGCTTCTTGCGCGGTCGGGGGAATGAACATCGTGACTCCTAGATGTCGTACGCGGGCTGTTGCTTCGGGTAGCCGTTCGTGTCGTACTGCTCGCATTGGCAGAGCATCGCGGCCCGGATCGACTGGTAACTGCGGCCGCAACCCTCGGGGCACTCGTGCATCACTGATCCCTCTGGAAGCCGAGTCGGATGTCGGGGATGCGACGCTCGCTGTCGTCGCGGATCTCGTGGGGCATGGTCTCCACAAGCGTGTCGTTCCCGGGCGGCGGCGTCTCATCGTCGATCTGGTCGCGGCCGTCGATCCACTTCGCACCGAGCCGGTAGATGACGACGAGCGCGACGGTCGCGACGAACGCCCAGTCGCTCACCTCACGCTCCCGAGGCACGGCGACTCGCAGGGCTCACCCTCGCGGCCAGCGTTGTACCCGTACGGCAGGCCCGAGTCCTCTGGGTCGCAGCGGCTCTTGCCGCGATAGTTGCCGGCCTCGTGAATCGGCCAGGTTTCGCCACTGATCGGCTGTCCGCAGTGCTTGCAAACCACGATGGCCTCCTCGGAGAGTGTTCCCGCGCTCGCGCCCGTGCGACGAGGTGATGCACCGAAGCGCCGAGAGAGTGAGTAGCGGCGCGGCGCGGGAAGATCCTGCAGGAACGGCGAAAGCCCCGGGAGCTGTTGCTCTACCGGGGCTTTCGACACTTCTCCTGCGTGAGGCTAGGTTAACACCATCCGCGCGCCGACAGCAAGAACCCTCGCCGAAGCCCTACCCCTTCCCGTTCCCGGCGGCGAGCGCGACGACGAGCTCTGCATAGTCGACACGCTCGCCGGCGCTCTCAGCGAGTTCGATCAGCTCGTCTCGGGTCGCCCACAGCTTCCCGCAGCAGTGGCACTCAGCGACGAGCGCACGCCCCGGCCGCACCGGGATGCGCAGGGCGGCTTGCCGGGTCATCACTTCCACTTCACGGCCGCCACGCTTCTCCACCGTGGTCTCTTCGTGGTAGCGCTCGCCGCAGTCGGGGCACGGGAACGTGAGCTCCTTCTCGTGAGGCGGATCGAGCAGGTTCTCGATGCGGTAGACCATCACCCCGAACATGCCGGTGCGCGGGTCGTCCGGGTCCAGGCGGTCGCCGGCAACCTCGGCGCGGAGGATTCCGGCGAGACGCACGATCGCGTCGGCGAGGTCGCCTCGGTGGTCACGCCGGTAGTGGTCGAGCCACGCGCGTGTCGTGCCGTCGATCTCCTCATACAGGTCGAAGGCCTTGGTGTTCAGCACCGAGCCGCCGGCTGCGCCACGTGCTCCTCCGTACCCGACTGAGGAGTAGCGGGCGCGGCGCAGCTGTTCGAGCAGCGGATCCGCGACCACCACCCGCCCCTCGATCATCTCGGTGTGCGTCGACGTCAGACGCTCCACGTCACGGTCAGTCACTGGTCCTCCCTCGAGTGGTCAGGTTCGGTTCGTTGCAGCACCCGCCGCCGCATGGCTTCCCACGCGGGCGTCCGGTAGTGGGTTAGTTGCCCGGCGAGTACTGACGCCTGCCAGGGCTCGATGGGGAGGCCGAGTCGCTTCGAGATCGACTCGGCGTCGAGCAGGTCGAAATCGCGGTTGATGCGGTCCATGTAGAAGTCGCGCACGGCGTTGCTCCACGCGATCGGATCACGCCGATACCGGCGCTCGATGAGGTCGAGTTGGTAGCGGTCGCTCAGCAGGTACTCCTGCACGCGCTGCTGCTCGGCCAGCACAGCTCTCGCCATGCCGGCGGCGAAGGCCTGAAACCCTGCCGCGACATGCTCGACCGCCGCGGCTACCCCGCGGCCGAACTCGGTGAGCGCCGAGATCGCGGTGTCGAACGAGATCATCACCTGCGCCTGCTCGCGTCGGCGGCGAGCGCCGCGCACCTTCATGCGAGGGAAGAACTCGGGGCGGCGAGGCAGCTGGCCCTGGCTCACGAGCGCTTACCCATACGCAGGCGCGGGCGCTGCTCTCGGAGCCGGAGCAACGCCTCCACAAGCAACGAGAGCCCCAGATAGAGGCCTGCCGCCCACAGGAACTCCGTCCAGAACCCCTCATCAGGGTGCCGGAGTATCCGGTTCGATACCAGAGCGATCCCTACCGCTCCGAGAACGAACGTCCACACTTCACTCAGCACCTTGCGTCTCATCGCGTCACCTGCTCGGCCGCGACGATGTTCGGGAACCAGGACAGGAACGGAACACGCCAACCGGCCGTCTCGAAGTCGTACGACTCCCCCACCTCGATACCCTGGTACACGTCCGCCGAGTCCCACCGCATCAGGAACAGGCTGTCCTTCACACGGAAGATCCCGCAGTCGGTGTACACCCGCATATCGGAGCCGCCGTCGACCGCAGCACGATCCTTATCCTCCACGAGACAGCTCGCGTGATCCACGCGATGCAGATTCGCGAACAGCCCGACAGCGAGCGCGGCAACCACGAGCGCCACCAGCGCAAAGCAACCGACTGCGCCTTCCGTACTGCTATGCCTACTCAT